GGCCTCGCGGGAGTTCGACAAGCGGGCAAAAGTGGCTGAGTTGATGTTGAAAGAAGCTGACATCAAGAACAAAACGAAGATTGTGGAACTGCAAATGTCCAAAGCCCGCGATGGTGTGGCCGGATTAGAGAATCAGTTTCTTGAAGAGCTCCAGAAAGGGCTGAAATAATGTATATCGAGAAGATTTTTGAGATCGAATCCGACGATATGGCGTTCAAAAGCGTCGGAGATGCCGTTGCTGAAGCTCGTCGGGCACAAAGTCAGCGTTTAAGCGACAACGTGCAGGCTGTTTTGGCCGCTCTGGGCAAGATGAAGAGCGAAATCGAGGGTAAATACGACGATGTCGCCATCCAGCTTGAGCAGCGCATTGCAAATATCCGCGACGGCCGCGATGGCACGCCTGGGCGTGACGGCACACCTGGTCGTGACGGCTCGCCCGGCCGCCCAGGACGTGATGGCAAAGACGGTCGGGATGGCGTAGACGGCCGCGATGGCGTCGATGGCCAAGATGGCGTGTCGGTTACGAACGCGTACCTCGACTTCGACAATAGCCTCGTCATTGAGCTCTCCAACGGCCGCCAGATCAACGTCGGTGAGGTCTTGCCACCCGACTTGAGCGACCGTCTGAAGGTCATTATCAACCAAGGCGCCTCGGGCGGTGGTGGAGGCGGAGCAAGCCTGCCAGACCAGACGGGCAACGCGGGTAAGTTCCTAACGACTGACGGCAGTACGGCCTCTTGGGGCACGCCAGCGGGCTCAGGCGACGTTGTAGGCCCAGCATCAGCCACCGACAACGCGGTCGCACGCTTTGATTCGACGACTGGCAAACTGATCCAGAACAGCGTCGTGACGATTAGCGACACCGGCGCCATGTCGGGCGTGGCCTCGCTAGGTGTGGCCAACTATGTAGACTTTAATACGTCGCCGACGGTTTCAAATGCCGCCGGACGTATGTACTGGGACGCGGCGCAGAATACTTTGGCCGTTGGCCTGACATCTACACTTGCAGCCAATGTAGGCCAGACGCTTTTCGCTCGCGCAACTAACGCTGAAGCCGTAACTATTACCAAAGGCCAAGCCGTTTACGCGTTTGGCGCAACGGGCAATCGGGTATCCGTTAAATTAGCCAACAATACGACCGACGCCACCTCCGCAAAAACTTTTGGTTTAGCCGCCGAAAATATTACCGCTGGCGGCACCGGCATGATTATCTGCCAAGGCGTATTAGATGGCTTAGACACCAGCGCGTACACAGCGGGCGACTCCTTGTACCTTGGCGCAACCAATGGCGCCTTGACTGCAACAAAGCCATACGCACCAAACCATTTGGTCTATATCGGAACGGTTGAGCGCGCTAATGCAGGTAATGGGCAAATCTATGTGCGCGTTCAAAATGGCTATGAAATGGATGAGCTACACAATGTGTCGGCTCAAAACCCCACTAACGGCCAGATATTGATCTACAACCAGACGACAAGTCTGTGGGAGAAAGCCAATATTACCGCCGGATCGAATATTACGATCACGAATGGCGCTGGATCAATTACGATTGCATCAACCGGTGGTGGTTCTGGTGATGGCGGTGCATACGCCTGGTTCTTATCTTAAGAGGTAAACATGAAAACTTTGGTCTTAGACGGCACCGCAATCAGCATTCAGGTGGCAATGTCCACCTCAGCGGCCACCACCAACCCGACATTTGTTGCAACCTATGCTGACAATGCGGGTTCCGGCATCACTGAAGGCGCAACAGACGGCGCGCTCAATGGTTCAACTGATGTGACAGTCGTTCCGGCCCCAACAGGGTCGAATCGCCGCGTTATTAAGGACATCACCATATACAACGGCGACTCGGCCGCTGTGACGGTGTTTGTCAAGTACGACAACAATGCTACGCAGCGCACGCTGGCTAAAGTAGTGCTGCAAGTAGGCGACACTTGGACGACTGACGGCACCTTCGACACTAATGGCAACTTGAAGACTGTCATTGGTTCAGTCAATCTGGCCACGCAAGTGACTGGCACCCTGCCAGTGGCTAATGGTGGTACAGGCGCAACGACGCTAACAGGCGTTCTGAAAGGCAATGGCACTTCGGCCTTCACTGCTGCGACTGCTGGTACGGACTATTTGGCTCCGCCTTCTGGCACGGCGATTTTGAAAGCAAACTCTGGCGGTGCGTTGGCCAACGCGACTGCTGGCACTGACTACGTTGCACCGGGCACAGCAACCACATTTACTGCAACTCAAACATTTAGCGGGTCATCTAGTACATTGGCGGCAGTTTTAACGGATGCTGCTGAAGTCATAACGATTTCTGCTACTGCTGCAACCGGCACGATCAACTACGACGTGACCACGCAATCGGTGCTGTACTACACCAGCAACGCTTCGGCCAACTGGACTGTCAACTTCCGCGCATCAAGTGGTACCAGCCTGAACACAGCCATGGCTACCGGACAGTCAGTGACGGTGACATTCCTGGTTACCCAAGGCAGCACTGCTTACTACAACAGCGCGGTGCAGGTTGATGGATCGAGTGTTACGCCGAAGTACCAGGGCGGCACTGCTTGGTCTGCTGGTAATGCATCGAGCATTGATGCTTACACATACACCATTGTGAAAACAGGCAACGCAGCATTTACTGTATTTGCCGCTCAAACGAGGTTCGCGTAATGGGATTGCTCTCGACATTTGGCGCGGCTAGTGGTCGGGCTTTCGGCCTGACCAGGTTGAGCGCAGCAATAAAGGACGCCTACTTCAACCTGACCACGCTTCTCCTGCCAGGCAACGGCACGAACGGTGCGCAGAACAACACGTTCTTAGACTCGTCCACCAACAACTTTACCATCACCCGCAACGGCAATACGACGCAGGGTACGTTCTCGCCGTTCTCGCAGACGGGGTGGAGTAATTACTTTGATGCCTCTTCATATTTAAATGTTGGCACCACTAGATTTTTGGATGCTTCCGCATGGACTGTAGAGATGTGGGTAAATACCACAAGTACCGCAAATTCTGTAACCCTAGCCGCGCAGTATGTGGCTGGTGGGGGAGGATTCGCACAAAGAACGGTGCTGGGCATAAACAACAGCAGCGGTACGGTATATATATTCCAAGGAGGCACTGCTCAAAGTGGAACAACAAATGTTGCTGATGGTAGGTGGCATCACATCGCTTTTGTATTAAGCGCCGGAACGGTAAAGGCGTATGTAGATGGAATCAACGAAGCCACATTCTCAAGTTTTGGCTCACCCACAGCAGTAACTACGACATTCTTCTACGATTCAGCTAATTCATCGTCGTATTTTTTAGGTTACGCAAGTAATTTACGCGTCACCAATACAGCAGTGTATACAGCAAATTTCACTGTTCCAACTTCTCCGTTGACCGCCATCACTGGAACACAACTGCTTACCTGTCAAAGCAACCGCTTCATCGACAACAGCACGAATAACTACGCCATCACGGTCAACGGCACACCATCCGTCCAAGCCTTCAGCCCGTTCGCTCCTACGGCTGCGTACAGCGCGGCGACGAATGGTGGCAGTGGGTATAGCGACGGTACAGGCGACTACCTCACCATTGCTACAAACGCCAATCTGACGCTCGGAAGCAGCGACTTTACCATCGAGCTATGGTGGTATCCGACCGCGTTTAACAGTGACGGTGAAATTTTTACGATGGGGAGTAATGCAGGTACTAACCGCTGCTATGCCATGTATTCTTCTGGCAGCAACGGAACTCTTGCTGCTTTTGCTGGGACAGGTGGAAGCAGTTGGGATATTGTTTCCAATCTGTCAATGGGCACAGCCATACGAAATGCATGGAACCACATGGCGTTTACTCGCAGTGGCACTACGTTCAGCACATACTTGAATGGCGTTCGTATTGCTACGACTACGGCTAGTGGAACTCTTGGATCGAATGCTCTCGGTGTATTTGCGAATAACAGCGGAACATCTGCTGCGCCTGCTAGTTATATAGGCGGCGCTCGTACTATAAAAGGAACGGCGCTTTATACCGGCACAACATACACGATACCGACGGCTCCGTTTACTGCTGTTACAAATACCAACCTCCTGCTCAACTTTACCAACGCAGGCATCACAGACGCTACTGCGAAGAACGACCTAGAGACTGTAGGTAATGCGCAGATCAGCACGACGCAGAGTAAGTGGGGTGGTAGCTCGATGTACTTCGATGGGACTGGGGATTATTTGTTCCAATCTGGAAATTCCCCTCAAAATGCTTTGGGAACTGGGGATTTTACTATTGAATATTGGATTTATTTTTCTGCATTGTCAGGAAGTACAGCTTCTGTAATTTTAGATTACAGGCCATCTAGCACTGCTGGAGCATATCCAACAATGTATATAAACACATCTTTTAAGCTTGTTTATGAAGCAAATAGTGGAACAAGAATAACAAGTTCAACTTCAATTTCTACAGGGACTTGGTATCACGTTGCTTTTGTTCGGGCTAGTGGGTCAACAAAAATGTATTTAAATGGTACAAACGAAGGAGCAACTTATACAGATTCAACTAATTATTTAGGTTCATCAGGAAGGCCAATTATTGCTGCTGATGGATATACTCTTGGATCACAAGCAATGAATGGCTACATCGACGACCTGCGTATCACCAAAGGTTACGCCCGCTACACAGCCAACTTCACAGCGCCGACAGCAGCGTTCCCTGTGCAATAAGGATTGACCATGCTCTACACAAAGAACGGCTCTATTCCAAAGCCAGAAACAGACGGCACTGAAGGCTGGCTAGAGGTTCCTATGCCGCCTGAAGCGCCTGAAGGCAAAGAGGTGGTGTGGCTGAATTGGGAATGGGTGGTGCGCGATCCGAAGCCTGTAGATCGCGATGGCTACCGCTGGAAGTGGAACCACGACCAGATGCAGTGGATTGAGTACGCATTGCCGCAGACTATTGTTAGTGAGTTGCCTACTGATCCGCTGCCTGCGCTAACCAGCGCTGATGTTGTGGCGCTAACAAGTGAGCAAATTGGAGCTTTATGACGCCCGAGCTACAGAAATACTATGAGGATCGCTTCACCATGATGGCCACCCAAGGCTGGCGCGATCTGCAAGACGATATCGAAAAGATAATAGAGACGCTTAACAACATTTCTGTTATTGACGGGGAAAAAGATTTACAATTTAAGAAGGGTGAGTTATCGATACTAACCTGGCTCAAGACGCTCAAGCAGGTCAGCGAGCAAGCTTACGAAGACTTACAAGATGAAAAGAATGTATGAATTTGTCTGCGAAAGCGGACAGCGCATCGAGCGGTTTACGTCTTATGAGGACAAAACCGTTAGTTGCAATTGCGGCAAGTTAGCCAGCCGCGTAATATCTGCAACGCCGTTTAGGTTGGAGGGGTGGTCGGGGCATTTCCCGACGGCTTTTCATCAGTTTGATAAAAAGCACCGCGACAAGCTAAAATCGGAGCAGAAGGCGAACAGATAAGCAGAAATGCCCTGTTCATGTTTAATCCTGGGAACCAAAAGATGGCAGGAAAAGGAAAATTGACATGCTGATTGATAGAGAACCGGAGACGCCTAGCGAGCTCGAAGCAGAAGAAGCGAAACTACCTGAACTCCAAGACACGACAAAAAACGTCGTGCCTGAAGTCCCAGATCGATACAGAGGTAAGTCGGTCGAAGACATCATAAAAATGCACCAAGAAGCCGAAAAAGTGATCGGCCGACAGGCGCAGGAAGTCGGGGAAGTGCGGAAACTGGCTGATGAGCTTATTAAGCAAAATCTCAACGCCAAGTCACAGCCTGTTGAGCAAAAAGAGCCTGAAGTGGACTTCTATGAAGACCCTCAGAAGGCAATTCAGCAAACCGTATCGCAACACCCAGACGTACTGGCTGCCAGACAAGCGGCGATGGAGTTAAAACGACTCCAAACGCAGCAAAAACTGGCTCAGGAACACCCCGACTATATGCAAATAGCGTCGGATCCTGATTTCCATACGTGGGTTAAATCGTCTCCCATACGCTTGGAGCTGTATGCCAAAGCGGATGGTCAGTTCGATTTCGATTCGGGCAATGAATTGCTGTCTACCTATAAGGCTTTAAGGGGTTTTAAGACGCAGCAGGCGCAGACCGAACAAAAGGAAAAGCGCCAGCAGCAGATGAAATCCGCACAAGTTGATACAGGTGGAACAGGAGAGACTTCAAAGCGTGTCTATCGTAGGGCAGACCTGATTCGGCTAAAAATGACCGATCCGGCTCGCTACAATGCACTGTCTGAAGAAATTATGGCGGCGTATCAAGAGGGACGGGTCAAATAATTTACTTTTGACTTTAGGAGTTAAACATGGCAACCGCATTTAGCCCAGCAAATAGCGTTACTACCACCACAGCAGCAACCTTCATCCCAGAGATTTGGAGTGATGAAATTGTTGCTGCCTATAAGAAGAACCTCGTTCTGGCCAATCTGGTCATGAAGATGAACTTCCGTGGCAAGAAAGGCGACACCGTCCACGTTCCGTCCCCAACCCGCGGCGCTGCCTCGGCAAAAGGCGCAACGAACGCGGTTACGCTGATCGCTGCAACTGAAAACGAAGTGCAAATCTCCATCGATAAGCACTACGAGTACAGCCGTTTGATCGAAGACATCGTCGAGACTCAGGCGCTGAACTCACTGCGTCAGTTCTACACCGATGATGCTGGTTACGCTCTGGCCAAGCAGGTTGATTCCGACCTGATCCAACTGGGCCGCGCGTTCAACGGCGCCACCATCGGCACCAACGACTACGCAACCAGCAACAGCTCGACCAAAGCCTTCATCGGCTCGGACGGCACCACTGCCTACAACAGCACAACCTCGAACGCTGCCGCGCTGACGGATGCTGCTATCCGCCGCACGATCCAGCGTCTGGATGACAACGACACCCCGATGGACGGTCGTTTCTTCATCATCCCTCCGTCGTCGCGCAACACCCTGATGGGCCTGGCTCGCTACACCGAGCAAGCCTTCGTGGGTGATGGCAATGCCATCCGTAACGGTGAAATCGGCAACCTGTATGGCATCCCCGTGTTTGTTACCTCCAACGCCGACTTCGGCGCGGGTAACTCGGGCGCTGACCGTATCTGCCTGATGGGCCACCGCGACGCAATGGTGCTGGTTGAGCAGATGGGTGTTCGCTCGCAGACTCAGTACAAGCAGGAATACCTGGCTACTCTCTACACCGCAGACATGATCTACGGCGTGAAGGCCATGCGTACTGCTGCAAGTGTGGGCGCAGCTACCTCGTCCTCGGCTTTTGCTCTGGCTGTCCCGGCCTAATTGAGCACCCCGGCCTTTGGGCCGGGGGTTTCCAACTTAATTAGGAGAACATCATGGCAAATGCAACTTCCGTGACAGTCCGCGCTGGCAATGACCAGTTTCGCGGTCTGTATTCCAACACTTGGCTAGTACGCGCAACGCTGGACGCTGATGATCTGGCAGACGGCGCTGGCGACACTGATACCGTCACTATCCCCGGCGTTGCGCTGGGCGATATGGTGCTATCAGCTTCGCTGGCAGTTGACGTGGCGGGTCTTATTGTGACTGCCTACGTTAGTGCAGCCAATACTGTCAGTATTCGTTTCCAAAATGAGACTGGCGGTTCGGTGAACTTGGCGTCCAGCACCCTGCGCTTGGTCGTCGTTCGTTCGCTGGCCTAATAATCAGGGGCTTCGGCCCCTGATTTTTCATCTGGAGTATTTATGCCCGCAACCTTTCGCTGCCTCTCCAGCGGTCAAACCGTCACTTTCACGCTTCAGCACGACATCGACAGCATGAAAGGCCATGCCGGTTACGTCCGAGTAGATGAGGAAGGAAACGAAGAGCCGCTGCAACACGACGCTGTACGTACTGACACCGCATTCAGGGCGCCTACCCCACAAAAACGTCCTGGTAGACCAAGGAAGCATTGAAATGTCTGAGATTGATTTGCGCGAATTCGGCAAGCTGGAAGCCCAGGTTGAGGTACTTCAGACTGAGGTTTATGCGCTGCGCGAAGACGTTAAAAAGTTGCTGGCTATGGCCAATAAGTCCAAAGGTGGCTTGTGGGCAGGCATGGCCATCGTTTCGGCCTTAAGTAGTCTGGCCGCGTTTGTTTTAGACAGGACACTTCTAAAATGAGAGAAGGTCTTTTATCAGGCAAAGTTTGCCCGATTGCGACGCAAGATGTTTCGGTCAATCTGAAAAACCGAAACCATGCGTTTAAAGAGTATGGGTACGGTCCACCCAACCCAGAAGAGGCCAACGACGCTTTTTGGCTTAAAAAAGCCAAAATGTACAACT